ATAAATCTACTTTTGTCATTTTGCGTGTTCTTTTTTAATTTTATTTAATGTCCTTACCACAATATCAATATCAACCTGTGGTGCCCCTGTTGGGTAGTGACCGTGTTTCTTTTTATAATGTTCAGCACCTATATTATAATTTAAGTGCCATTCTGGTGTGTGAGAGATAGTACTCTCCGTTATACAATTTTCTATGTCTTCTAAGTATAACCAGCTTTCCCATATATCCGGAAACCACCAAAATTCCGGACAAAATCCGTTTTTATAACATTGGTAACTATGTTCTACGTGTTCCCAAGCATTTTTAAAGATTGGGTCGAACACACCAACTTTATCAATTACATCTTTATGATAATAACAAAAAGCCCCTACTGAATTTGGATATAGGGCAACTTTTATATCATTTTCATAATATAGAACCGTTTTTGGGTTTGGTTCATTTAAATTGTCTGTCGCTGCCCTTTCTTCTAAAGTAGAAAATCCTTTACTATCTTTTCTATTAGCGGGACCTTGTAAGGCATAACTTAAATGTTTAATACCACTAACTTCTGAAGCCTTTATATATCTTTCAAATACTGAATCATCTTTTATGAGAACATCATCTTCCATTATGAATATATGTTCACACCCTTTTGCTATTAGATAATTCATTGCATCACTTTTACTTTTGCCTACACATTCATTTACTTCATGTTGTATTATGTGTGCTTGTTTTGGGTAAGATTCGGGAGTATACGGTGTACCATCATTAACAATAACAAAATTTTCTATCCATTCAGGGACTGTAATAGCACTCTGTAATATCCTGTGTTCTGCTTTATAAGTTACGAGCCCTAAGCCTATTTTACTTTTGTTGTTCATTCTGAAATTGTTTAATAAATCTTTTATAATCGTAACTTCCCAATAACTGGTTTACAAGACCCAAATCTGGATTGTCTCTTAACTCTTCATATTCATCTAATAATCTACCACAAGATTCTTCAGAGTGTACATTAATATAACCATATTTAATTAAATTTAACCCTATTAGGAATCCAGAAGCTGGATTTGTAATGTCTGTACCTATCTCACGTATAGTCTTTAAAGCGAGTTTACTTAGCCCCATAATATAGCCTTGTGAACCAACAGTATTTGTCTTATATCCACCACCAAAATTATAAAAACTACTTAGTGAATTTTTATTAATTACTAATTGTCCGTCTCTAGCCATTAAATCTATACCATTCGCTAGTATACTATTATCCTCTCCGTGAGTTCTTGATGTAATAATACCACACTTATTAATTTTTGAGTAAATCTTAACAAATTCAGTTACTACATCATTTAATGGTGCTGTCTCATTAAAAAATACATATAAATCACACTCTTCATCTTCTGGCCTATCTAACCACACTATGTTATTATATGTACAATTATCTTCTATATGTTTTTTTATATCCTCCTCTTCAAATGCACTATTAACCACAACTCCCACTTTTACTTTATTATTTTTTATATGTTTTATAGTGTTAAATTTTAATTGCCCTTCTTGTTTCATCGGAAGATTAGTAAAATGTTTACCGACAAATATAAATCTATTCTTGTGCCATTCATCGTTTACCATACCTACTGATTTATGAATAACTTTAACTTCAAAGTTTACACCAATTTTAACACCTTCTAACCAGTTAGATACACAAAAGTCTATCTCGTAGAAATGAAATCCTTTGAAATAGTTATCAAATTTCTTTTTTATTATATCTCTATCAACTAAAAAGAATAATCCGTCTACTAATAAAGCATCTAATATTTCATTTTTAAAAATCCCTGAGTATTTGGATTGCCATGTTCTGCCTTCATGTGTATGCCATACACTTCCCATCATCTTGGCCCAATTAGTCCACCACATACCATTCTCTGGTAGTTCAGTCGTACCAGCTATACCTAATATCCCATAATCTGGATTATTAGATTTTAATTTTAATAATTTTTTTGCCCAACCTCTGGTTTCAATGATTAAATCATCATGACAAAAAACTATATTATTATTTTTTGCCTCTTTTAATCCTTTATTATATAATTCTGTTAAAGAATATTTCCCAGGATTTTCATAAATGATAATTTCTATATCTTTTAACCCAGATGTTGACTTTAGATGTCTAACATATTCTTCATCTCTCTGCTTTGTACTTACTACTACCGATAATCCCATAATATTATTTTATCCCTGTACTTCCAAAACCACCCGTGTCTCTATCAGTACTTTTTAGTTTAGATACTTTTATATATTTTGCCCAATTAGTATTAACAATATTATTTAAAACTGCTTGAGCTATCCTATCACCAGGATTTATGATGAAAGGAACATCACCTAAATTTATTAGTATGACCTTTATCTCGCCTATATAACTTCTATCCACAGTACCTGGTGTATTAAGAACTGTTATACCATGTTTTAAAGCTAACCCACTTCTAGGTCTTACCTGTAATTCATAATTCTCTGGTAATTCAAAGTAAAGGCCAGTAGGGATGAGTTTCCTTTGTAGTGGATTTATTGTGGTCGATTCATCTAAGTCAGCTCTTAAGTCAAACCCACTATCATCTTTATGTGCGTATTCTGGGTCTTGGTTATTGGACTTATTAACATACTTTACCTCCATTTTTGGAATATCTTCCTCAGTTATAAAAGAAGTTTTTTCCAATTCTTCTAGGTCTATCCCTAAAATTTTTGGTAATTCTATAGGTGCCTCACTCATAGAATTATCACTTGCGTACTTTTCTATTTGAGATAAAGTACTTTTCATTTTCTTATTAGTCTTACTATTCATAATATTTTACTTCAATAATTTTATTTTTAACATTAGTCTCATCACATCTAAAAGGTTAGACTCACATCTGTCTTTTATCGCCTCCCATTCTCCAGTATTCTCAACTTCCCAATACAGTTGGTGTGTTTTTTCTGTACTAACTGTTTTTTCTTTTTCTTCTTTTTTTAATCCCATAGATGCTGTTATAACATCTAAAGAATATAAGCCTCTGCCTGAAGCAAAACCCCAAACATCTTTTGTGTCTATAGCTCTAATCTCCCAAGGTTTGGTGTCATGATTAGGAAATATTTGTGGTGGGTTTATGCCATTTATAAGCATTCTTTTAGCAACACAGGGGATAGAGAATGATTTTATCTCATGACCACATATTTTAAATCCTAAATTGTCTACCTTATTTAGTAACCCTTTGAATTTAGTTATTATTTCTTTCTCGTTTAGATTATAGTAGGATTCTACTTTTGGTGTATTGTCAGTTTGTAAAAATCCTGCACTTATGCATACAATTCTAGCAAATTCTGGTATTCCTGCGGCTCTTTTTATAAAAATTTCTTCAGACGATAGGTTATCGTCCTCGGTAAACCATTTTCTTATATATTGTAGAACATTATTCTCCCAACTATCATATAATAGAGGGTATTCTCTTTTTAATTCGGTTAGATTAGAAGTTATCCCAGCGGTTTCGATGTTAAAGAATAGTAGTTTATTAAGGTTTTCTGACATAATATTAGGTTTAAATGTTTTATTATAAAACTAACAAATACTATCAGTAAAATCAAACTATATTATTGTCTAATTAAACTTTATTTTAAACGGTCTACGCTTCTATTTTTTGGGTATAATACTTAGGGGTTAGTTGTGGGTGAATAATATCTTCATAAGGCGCTTTAACTAAAGACACGATTTCAGAATCTCTAGTGTCTTCTGCTAAATAATAAGACATTCTTTGTGTTGCCTCAAATACAGATTCTGATTCTAAGATATATTTAAATTTTTTAACTTTTGGGGTTCCGTTATTGTCTATAACACCCGTTTCAAATGCGACTATTGCTTGGTAATACATAATTTTTAGTTTTTATTGTTTTTATCTACGAGCATCTTATAATATTCTGCTCTATTTCTAGTAACCACATCTATATGATATTTTTGAACTGTTTCATATAGTCTCTCTCCTAAATCCTCTCTTAAAGAAGGGTTATTTAGTAAAGTTTTTATGTGTTTATCCCACATCTTGTGGTTTTTATGTGTATCAACTAATAAAGCGTTCCCTTCATTAGTAAACCCACCACCGTATTTAGCGGCGTTTATTAAATCTATTTGATATGGCCCATAATTCTGAGCAATTAATGCTTTCTTATGGAATCCAGCTTCAATAACCTTTAACTGAGATTTAACTCTATTAAATGTATGTTCTTTAATTGGGGCAAGACTCACATCAAATTTATTATAATTAGAAGCATAAGTGGTAATAGGTTTAGTCCATACTCTTCTATAAGGTACATCATCTTCATTATTATATTCTTCATCAATAAATTTTAATAAATGTTTATGATATTGTGGTGAAACTGTAGTAAATTTATTAGTAAAAATTTCTTCATATTTGTACCATATCGATTCATGTGGTTCAATTGGTCTTTGTTTCTGTTCACCTGTTGCCTGGTCTATAAAAGTTATACTTCCTCTAGTGTCAAACCCACACAATACAAATTGTAACTTATCTATATATGGTTGTAATTTCCCTACAACCCCAGATAATATTCTTAAATCTTCCATATGTGAAGACCCTCCTAACCATCCAACCCTTAGTCTATCAGAGTCTTGTGTATCTGATTGGAATTGTTTCTCTCTAGGGTCTACAGCGTTAGGAAACACTTCTACTGAAGAATTTAACTTTTTTATTTCATCAGCAAATATTGGTGTGGTTGTATTAACATGTTCAGCTAATCTTATATTTTCCATGATTAACTCATCTAAGTTATTTTGTTTTACCATCATATGAGCTGGGTGGTCTATGGTTGGTAACCAGTAATCATCTATATCCATAATACTAGTTATCCCCATCTTTTTCAGTTTAGGAGCAACTTTTTTAGATAAATCATAATTAGGTGATAAAGTTCTATGATAGTGAATAATATCATATTGTTTTAGATATTCATCATTCTCTAACTGTGGTTCATAATCTACATCAACCCAAAAATCATCTGGAAATAAGTTTTGTAAAGATAAATGAGGGTCTACACTTCTAAATTTAGATACACCTGTTCTGTCACTCGGTATTACTAGTATTTTAATTTTGCTCATATTTTTCTGTTGTTTGAATAAAAAGTAAGGAAAATAAATGGTATGTCAAACTTGTGGGCATAAAAAAAAGCCCCGTAGGGGGCTTTTTCTTCTTATTCTATCAAACTTAAGATTATCTAAGTTCTCTAATGTCAAATGTTCTAACACCGTCAATTGTAATAGCTCCATAGAATCTATTGTTAACCACCTTCTTAGCGTATCTAGTCATGATACCTTTGATTGGTGCAAAGTTAAATGGATTATACATAGTTGGTGTAAGTTGTAATGGTACATACGGAGCGTAAATATATCCTGTGTCTAATAAAGATGTCCCTTTATGTCCAATTAACACTTTGTTAGCTGGGAAATAAGGGTCTCTATATACAGTATATCTACCTGATAATGTTCCAATCTTCTCAATACCCATGTTGTACTGGTCTTGGTCTGGAGCTGCGTTTGAAGCGTGGAAGTATTCTAAGTCATCAAATATTGCCGAGCATTCTGATGAACATACAATCCAGTTCGCACCACCTCTCAACGTAGATTTGTGAATCTGTGCTGAAATTTGGTTAATAGCAGTAATCAGAGTTTGATTCCAGTCTTTTTGAGTATAAGGAGCTTGACCTGCTTGGAAACGTTTCCATCCGTTGTAATCCCATCTTAATGTCCAAGATGCTGCTGCTCTTAAATCTTTAAGAATCTCACGGTCTATCTCAGCCGCAACTTCTTCAGATAATAGAGCTGTTAATTCAGCTTCTGCATCAATGTTATGGAACGCACTAACGTCTTGTGCAAGTTCAGGAGACCAAGTAGCTCTTAATTTTCTTTCTGTTACTGAAACAGTTACAGAGTCTAAATCAAATGATACTTCTCCTAATTCATCCTCAAATTCAAGGTCTTGGTAAATTCTATACTCAGCAGTAAAGTTAGTAGTCGAAAGTGACGACGTAACATTAGCACCAACATAACCATCTACCGATTCACATGTAATACATGCTGGACATGATAAATCTAGTTCTAAGTAAAGGTAACCCTCTATGTCACAAACTGTTTCATAAGTAGAGTCTCTTCCTGGCCAATAAGCTTTAGCTGTACCTGGATTACCCTCAACAATACCTGAACCGTATTTTTGAGTTACCAATCTAAATGGTACATATCCACCAGCTGCAACTACTTGAGTAGTACTACCAGTTGGACAGCAAGTTACCGCCGCAGCAGCCCTAACTTTTAATGAAGATAAGAATTCTTCTGTGTCCATTTCGTTACCGTTAGGACCAATTAATTTACCTGCTCCCGCAGTTGAAAATCCACCTACTCTAACAAGTAAGCTTCTAAGTCCACCATTAAGACAGTCGTAAGTATTATACGTTCCACTCTGAGTTCTACCTGTAAGAGTGTACCATATACCCGCTTTTTCCATAGTTCCACCAGTAGTGTTCCATGTTACAAAGTCAGCTGTACGTGATACACCTGAATATCTACCTTTCGAGATATCGAATAATCCTCTACCATCTTCATAGTATTGGTCGTATAAGTTTACTGTGTCATAAGTTTGACTGTTTGCGTTAGTTTGGCCCGGCATCCCTTTAGGTTCAAAGTGTCCCCAAGTTGGGTCCGAAGCTCCTCTCCAACGTCTGTCTGAAATTTTTGGTACAAAGTAGAACAATTTACCAATTGGTAAGTTCAAAGCTTGTACCGATACAATGTCGTTAGCTAGTAATTTAGAAAATACTCTTCTAATTATTGGGAAAACAACTGTTTCAAATGAACCTGATGCGTCAGCTTGTGTCGCCTCATTGATTAAATGAGTCGCTTGGTTTTCATATAACTGAGCAACGTTTTCTCTTGTATGACCTTTAAGACCATCCAAGAATCCAAGTTTGTTCCATTTTTCAATAGTGTCTTCTCTAATAACTTTAAGATGTTTTAATCCGATATTACCTACTAAACCTGATTCTAATAAAGCACCCATAATTTTATATTTTTTTTATGTTTTTATTTATTTTATTTTACTCATGATATCTAAACTTCTTGCGATTTGTGGGTCAACATACGTTCTTGATTCTATCAAGTTCGATGCACCCGTCACAGGAGCTTTAGTTATCTTTTTTTGTACACTTTCACTAAGTTGTACAGTCTTTTTGCTATTTTTGTTTTCTAAAGATTCTTTTACAGCACTTTTTGTACTAGAAGAAAGTTGTTTCTTCATGTTTTTATAAAGTGCTTTAGACTCTTTAAGAGATTCAACTGAATCAAATCTTCTAAGAATGTTAATTTTCTCAGACTTGTTAGTTGTGTGTTCTGTAAATAATTTCGTAGCGTAAGCTAAGTTAGAATTGAATACAGCGACTTCATTTAACTTGTCTCTAAACATTACAAGAGCTTTTTTATATTCTCCATTTTTGCTTTTAAGAACATTAACTTCCCCTTTTAGATTATCGATAGTTTCAGTAAGAACTTTAGTCCCGGCCATTCTTTTTCTTTCGTTTATAAAACGATTTCTTATAGAACGTTTAGACTCTTTCATGTTGATTCCGGCTTTTTCTCTTGCAGCTTTATTGTACTTATTACTTCTATTACCTGCATGAACTTTCTGACCTAGATTATTTCCACGCCACATTTCTTGAAAATCCGATTCACCTTCTTCTCTGGCTGTTTCTTTTCTTTTACCCCCTCGGCCATAATGACCTTTCTTTTTACGGTCTCCCGTTGGGATATCATCTGTGCCTTTTCCGTAGGTGGAATCTTCTTCCATGTAGTCTTTACGTTCTTTTTCAACACCGTCAACATCTACTCTTGGGTCTTCACCCTTTTTAGAGCCCCATCTTTCTTCTAGGTCTCCTTCAGGAGTTGTTTCCATATCGATTTCATACATTTGTTCTTCAGCTGCCTCTTTGCCTTGTTCGTATTCATATTTGTCTACGTCACCTCTTTCAGCATCTGATTCATACTCATCTTCAGTAAGTTGGTATTCTACTTCTGCCTCTTCTTCTTCACCTTCATTATCTATGTCGCCTGCTTCTATGTCAATATCCTTCATTTCTGCATCTGCACCTTCGTCCATCTCAGTCTTATCTTCACCCGGCCTTGTCACCCCTGGGTCTTCTTTGATTCTCTTTTTAGATTCTTCTAATTCTATTCGGTACTCCTCTCCAGTACCCTCATCTTCTATGCTGATTACATCATCGTCCTGTTTTACGATTACGCCGTCTTCAGCACCCATAGCTTTAAAGACTTTTAGTACATCATCGTCGGATGCTTGTGTTAAGTCTAGTGGTTCAAACTCGTCTTCGCCTTCAGGTGATGGAATTTCTTCTGCGTCTACTTCGTCCGCCATAGCTAAAACGTCTTCCATTTCGTCATCATCTTCCTCATCGTCTATGTCAATAACTTCTTCGTCATCAACCATTGCTTCGAGTTCTTGTTCTTTTATTACCTTTTGTTTTCTTAAACCATTATTAGATAATGATTCTTTTACCAGTTCTTCAATTTCTTCCTTCATAGTAGAAGCAAGTATTTCTTTTGCATTGGATTTCACAGTTTCTTCAATCTGTTGGGCTTCAATCAGAGCCGATTCAAGTAAGGATTTGTTACTCATAAATTATCTGTTATATTTTTATTATAGTTTTATTCATAAATAAATATGAAGGGGACTGTAAAAAGTTTGTGTTTTATACGTCAAAACCCTTAAAAAGTAAGTTTACCTATCTAAAAAGTTATCTAACTTCTTCATCATAGATAAAGCATCTGATTTTGGGGCTGAATAATCTGCTGGTGGTATAGCTTCTTCTATCGTCTCTGCATATTTGTCTTTGTCCTTCATGTCGTTGAATAAATAAGCTCCTGGAGTTGATGGTGAGGACACTAAATCAAAACATATTAACTCAAAATCATCTTGTACTATATTTTTTCCTCCTTCACTTTTTAATGACCCCACACCCCTAGAAGAAATCCCTAGAGTAACACCGTGTCTTAATAAATTAGCTGCTATATCGCCCACACATGAAATAATCCCAGTCTTATGGTAAGCTGGTGAGGTTAGTATTTGGAGTTTTCCCATCAATGTATCTCCGTCCCAAAAAGTTTCTACAACTCTGTGAGAACTTCTTTCTAAATCTACTAATGATGATTCTGGATGGTTTAATTCGGATAAGGCTCTTCCTTGCCCTATTAATTGTTGGTATTTGTCTACTTCTCTTTTTAGTATCTCTGCGGGGTATACTCTACCATTTCTATTTTGTACACCACATTTTTGTAAAACAGCATAAATAAAAACCCCATCGGAATCTTTAAATCCTTTGGTCTCTGTTATTATTTTTTTATTTAATTCGTAATGTGGAGATATGTGCCCCGCATCATTCTCTAATAGGACTCCTTTACCGATTTCGTTTGCTTCAAGTATACGCATAGATTAATATCTTTACATATAAATACAAGATAGATAAATAAAATTATTTTTTATTGGGGTGGAAGTTAAAGTATTTGTTATTTCTAAAATTCTGATTTACAATATGGCGGGTTATTTTGTATACAGAATCTTTAATACCCTGAGACCTGATATCTTCCTTAACTCTAAGAAACAATGTTATTTCACAAGAAACATAACTTCTTTTGTTTGGTTCGATACCACTGGTACGTAAGTCTAAATCTACAATATTTTTATCTAATTTGAATAGGTTATTGTCCAATACTTCATTTAAACTCATTTTAATATCTCTTTTTAACAATCCAACAACTCTAACCCAATTACTCACTTCATTAATTGGCTCGGCCCAGGATGAGAAATTAATATATAGAGATTTAAAATTCCTATAGTCTACAGTTCCATAGTTAGTTTTAAAACTAGGATGTATATTAAATTTGATTTGTTTTCCTGACTTCATAATATATTCTACTTTATATATAAAATATACTAAGTAATACTGTAGAAGTCAAAATAATATTAGGATAGGTCTTCCTCTAATTGTTGTAACCTGAATAAGTCTTTCTTCTTGTAACCACAATTAACCACTTCATTTTCTACCGTTAAAAGTTTGTTTTTTAATTCTTCATCAGTAGATTCATTAATTAGGTTACTTAATATATTATTTAAGTTATCTTTAGTGGAGTCTACTTTTTCTTTTAGTGTGTCTCTTTTAATAGATAGGTATTCTTTTAATTTATCTTTTTCTGATTCACTTAAAGATGAGTATTTCTCATTATATAATTTAGCTAAACTAGAAACTAATAAAGAATGTCTTACAGAGGTAGTTTCATTAATTGAGTTTTCCGGTTGATTTAAAAATCCGACCAATTCTTTTTTTATATCATTATGTTGTCTTGGGTTGTAAGAAAAATTTTCAAAAATAAGGGTGTCTAACTTCTGATATATCTTTTCGGTGTCACCTTTATAATAAGGGCTACTCTCTAAGAGTTTATTGATATTGTCAGATTCTTTTATTAGGACATTAGATTTAGATTTTAATTCAGATAGGATATTTTCTAAGAAAATTCTTGCTTCATTTTTATCTGTGAATCTCTGTTTATCTATTTCACCGTATAGTGTAAAAAATTCTCTTAGGGTTTTAGTCTTCCTTAAAGACCCCATTAATACATTAAAATTTCTTTTAAATGTTTTTTTGTTAGAATATGATTCTGTTAGAATGTCGTTAATTCCTTTTTTTATTTTACCAAACATAAATTATATTTTAATATAAATATCTAATCTTTTAGTAAATCTTCGAGGTTCTTACTAACGTGTTCCAATTTCTTAACCCCCTTATTTAGTTTGATGCTACCATTATTTAACCTGTCCTCTAGGATTAATGGAAGGCCCGATTCTCTGGTAAACATTTCTATTTCTAACTCCGCTCCCATATCTGCTCCTCCAGCTCCTCCTTCTTCAGCTGCTGGTTCTTCTGGGGGTGCACCACCTTCTTCTCCACCTCCTCCTGTTGGTGGTGGGGGTGGTGTCTCGCCAAATCCTCCCTCTTCTTCACCTGTATCTGCACCGGCTTCTGCTCCTTCTTCGCCCCCTACTTTTGGTGTTCCGTATAATTCATCAATTTTATCAAATATACCTGTACTTGTTATAACTTCACCTGTTTTGCCTAGTTCTTCACCAACGGCTTTCTCTATTCTTTGTTGTTGTAAGTCTAACTTAACTTCTTCATCACTCATACCCAATACATTCTTTTTAGCCCACGTTGATGACGTTGCCTGAATTCCATTTCCTGGGTCGGTAACACAATCTCTATATAGTGTCACTTTTTCTTTCCATAATTCAATCTTTAATAAATCTGATTGTGTAGACGGATTAGTTAATCCTAATGTAAAATTATCTAATTCATCCTCAAACCCTAATATATACAAATGAATTATTGCTATCTTATTTAATTCTTGTATAATAGCTTTTTGTATATGATTTATTGTTCTTGCAAATCTAATATCTTGTAATGATAAGTTTTTACCTTCTCCCACTACTTCTTCAAAACCTAAGAAAGCTTTAGGTACTCTTAATGCTGCTAATAATTTTTTCTGTATGTATTCTATATCCGCTATCTCACTTAAATTCTGTGCACCAGGTAAAGTTTCTATAGGCATCGGTGCTGCTGGGTCACGAACAGGTATAAAATAATCTTGGTCTACAGCTAACTGATTATATCTTAAGTCTACATTACCATTTATTGGGTCTACAACCTGGTCTCTTTTAAACTTATTAGCGATTCTTTGTACATAAGCCTCCACATCTTTATCATCCATGTTTCCAACATACACTTTAAATACTCTTCTCTCTGGGGCTCTAGAGGTTCTATAAATTAACATAGCATCTTCTGCTAATAATAATTGTTTCCATATTCTTCTAGATTTATCTAGTACTGATGTACCATATGGTAATCTCCTATCATCCCCTAATAATCTAAAATGAGCGACTTCCCAATTTTTAAAAATCATGTCCTTATCTTTCCAGCCAAACTCTATCTTTCTTTCTTCAGTGTCACCATCAAATGCCCCAGTACCATATGCGTCTGGTTTATTTTCAAGTCTTTCAATTTCTATATTAGGTAATTGGTTGACCCCTAGAAGTCCTTTCTTAGGGTCTACTTTAAGGTATACGAAATTATCACCATATTTACAGGTATTTCTCACCCACATTGGTAGATTGGTTTCGATGTCTATTACATTATTAAATAAATCTGCTAATATACTTTTTATCCTTTTTGATTCAGAATATATATTCAACATAAATCCTTGTTCTGACATTGTAGTTGCTTCGTCTGCCATAATATCTAAAGCTGCTGAAATTTCTGGAGTAAACTCCATAGATTCATAGTCATAATAAGAAGCTAATCTTGTAGGTTCATAATATACTGCTTGTTGGTAAAGTTGATTTTCTACCTTACTCCATTGATTAGTTAAATAAGCTGTCTGTTGAGCCTGGAGTTTTTCTTTTTCGAACTGAGATTTATTGTCTGTTCTTAAAAGAACTTCCTTATCAAAATCATAGGATGGTTTTGGTGCTCTTGGGCCTTGTGGACCAAATAAGGACGCTAATCTCTGAAATACTGTTAAATTCTTTTTTTCTGCCATAATCTTAAATTTACGATAAAAATATCGGTTGTCAATTATCTAGACAACATAATCACATATAACATAGTCTGGTAATACATACGTTACAACACATGGACCCGGTTCTGGTGGACCAGCTGGATTCCATGGAACTGCTGATTGGACATTTCCTTTTTCTGTTTCAGTGTTTATTATTTTTGTTCTATCAAAGTCAGGCGGAAACCATATCCATTCATAAACCGTTTGGTCTAGTGCTTGTCTTAAGTTCTTTTTAATACAACGCCCAAAACGATTTCTAGTTAATCCTTTTCCACATTTATTACCACCTACTTTTCTTACACCCATATAATTATTATTTTAGTCCCCCGAACAACCATAAATATTCTTTCGGATTATTTGGGTCCATATTAACTGGCCTACCTGAAACTGTATGTGGCCTGAACGCTGGTTGTGGTCTTGCCCCTGTTTCCTCTCTAGCTGTTTCATGTGTAACCCAACTATCTAACATTGCTTTTGCTTGATTTGTATTTCTCTCTAACTCTGCAAAAGAATTTTGAGATACATATAATGCCATTGAAATTGCCATAATTAAGTCGTCATGATGTCCTTTCATATGGTCGGGACGCCCATTTATATAAACAAATGTCTTAAACTCATTAATCAATCTATGTGACCTAATAATAAAACCCGTTCTCAATTGTTCTTCTAAAGCTTGTACTATCTGTGCTCTTTTACTATTGAAGTTAATTCCGGGACATTTATCTGCTTGATTTGGATTAAATTTCCATATATCATTAGATTTTACATTATCATAATATAAGTTCTTGTACCCCAGTTCTATCAACTTCCTTGAAGTCGATACACCCATACCACCAGTAATGTCCACAACAATAAAACAATTATATTTTAAAGCCCATTTATTTGCAAGTTCAGCTGCAATATCTGGTGGAATTTTACCTAAATATTCTACCACCTGTTCTCTTGCATCAAAATCTGTAATAATAAAAGATGTAAAATCATCACTATCTCCTCTAGAAACATCTATACCCATAATATAACGATGACCTTCTTTCGGTTGCTTCCAAACCCATAAGCTATTGCCCACCCATACTTCTAGTGGGTCACAAACATTTTTCATTAAATTTTCTATCGTATCTGGTGATATAACATTATCTCCGGACCCCAAAAAGGCACACTCTAATTCTTGTGATATTTTTCTTCTATCAAATTTTAGTTTTTTGCACATTTCTTCAAACCAATCACTAAATGGTTTGTATCCTAATTCTTCTAATTCATCAGCTCTTTCTAATTGATTATATAAAATTTCAGATTCATCGTATTCATCTCTATTTAATAAAAAATGTGTAATATCTTTAGTCTTAATCCATCGTAAATCTTTATTAAATCTTGGGTCATTATACCACGTTAATCTACTAATTTTAAATTGATTTAATCCTCGTAATGATTGGTCAAATATTTCATAATATATTCTATCAAAACCATTAGGTGTAGATATTACGATAACTTTACCACCGGTAGCTAAGGATGCCATACACGCCGCCCATAAGTCGTCACCAGTTTCTATATATGCAGCCTCATCAAATATTAACATTGTAGGGGTATACCCTCTCAAAGCATCCACAGATGTAGCGACAGCTTTTACTTCTGAGTCGTTATTTAATTTATAATGTTTTTGGGTGTCTTTATCTTTAGAAAATCCTACATCTATCCACTCTGGCCACTGTCGTAAAAAATTTCTAATTTTACTTGCCATTTCTACTGCTGTATCTAATTTATTAGCTAATATAAGTATTTTTTCTGGTTTTTCTTTAGACGAAAATTGTAGTATTTTAGATATCCATGCTGATGTAACTGTAGATACTCCCGCCTGACGATATTTTAAAACTATATTATCATTGTTATTTTCATAGTCATTAACCATGTCTATTTGTTCTGGGAAAAGTTTGAATGGGACGTACTTACTCTTTGTGTTATCATAAGTTTCTAAATATGTGCGCAATGCATATTCAGTGTCTTTATAACACTTGGCGTATTCTAATATATATTCTTGTTTATTCATGTCCATATATAATAAATATCGACAGAGTCATTCTAAGAGTGCGATTCTATTGGCTTTGTAAGAAATTCAATTCATCTGGTGATAATGAGCCCATACCTTGATTAAATATCTTATCAAGAATAGTATCCATATCTAAATCAGGTGACGTACTTCGTCTTGGTTTGGGTTGTGGTGTTGGTTGTGGTTCTTCTGAACTCAAACTTTCATCATAATCATCTTCTTGTAAATCTGCAATAATAGATTTTACAATCCTTTGAAGTTCCATTTTACCCTCTTCAGTGCCCGATAGAATCTCCTTTGCTAAATCAAAGAATTCTTCTGGTTCCATTCTTGTGAATTCACTGAAAAGATAATTTTGTATCTCAGCTTTATCTTCATCCATAAGGTCTGCTGGGTAAGCTGCTCTAAATTTTGACCAAATTACTGGACCTAACCTTAAATCCCATATTTCTGCTGGTAAGGTATCAGTTTCCTTCATAACCATTTCAGCTTTTCTAGGGTCACTAGGAAGTCCTTGTGAAGCTAATAATTCCATTACACCTTTTATTAATTCATGTACTAAAACTGGGAATGTTATTCCTTCAGCTTTAATTGTCGGTGGGTCTGTCTCTATATCTATCTCTTCTTTTCCAGCTGCCGATTCTCCTCCTTGCCCCATCATTTGAGCTGTTTCATCTGGCAGAATCCAATATACTAAATCATTAACTGACATCATAACACCATATAAATCTAATAACTCTGGATTTATGGAATTTATTTTTTCTGGAATCATATGATACAAATAATGCCCTTTCTTAGCTGAACCTTGTATTAAAGAATTTATAAACCTTCTCTTTTCTTTCTCAGCGTCAAACATTTCAAATGTGCCAAATAATTCTTCTTCACTCTTCATTTCTTGTTGTGACGGTTCTTCCTCCTCCTCTTCTCCTTTTTGAAATCCTGACATGTCTACTTCTCCCATACCCACAATCTTAGCGTCAAATTGTACAGCGTCTTCAGGTAGTGCCATATATTCTCTTACCAAGTCTACAGCTAAAGTTTCTAACTCTGTTTTATTTTGTGATTCTATCTGTAATATTTTCATAGTTGAGTCCCTTAACATCATTTGGAGTTGCATGAACTCATTTTGTGTTACTTGCTCTAAGCCTGTATATTTTTTAACGTTATCTACAACATCCTTAAATCTTTCAGATGCTACTAACTCTTCAAAATTATCTGGGATACCATCAGCGTCAACATCAGGAAATGCTGGGTTATCACCTAAAGGAAAATCTTGTGAACCTATTTTTTGTTCAATGTCCGGTGCCATTCTTTCTGGCCTATCACCATAATCAATTGGTGGTGCTTCTAATAATTGTGCTTTTGTATACTCTGGAAGGGCTTTAGGTTTTGGTTTAACTCCAGGATGTGGTTTATATGGAGTACCTCTTCTTCTAGGTGGAGTTTTTATTCCTGGTTTTGTTGGGGCTATGGTAGGTAATCCTGTTTCACCAG